ATTGCTGCGGAAGGAACACTAGCATCGCTAATGTCCCTCCGCAACAATCCTTCAGTGGCCGGGTCTCGCTTTGTTGTGTTTGGCCAACATCGCGTTCAATTCCTTTTTGACGCGTCGTGCCACGTCACCGCGCCACGTCACCGCATTTGACAGAAAATACGCCACAACCAAATAGGCACTATCTTCGTGGTAGAGGCCGTGATGTTGTCGAGACTTTTCATTGCATCAAGATACGACCTGGCGGCATAGTTCACCGCCGACGTTCCCCACGCCCGCTCAATCTCGCGGGCAATAATGTGTATCGGCCGCCCATTGGGATAATCTGCATTCTGGAAAGCCGAGTTAAGTGGCGGAACTGTGCGGCCGCGTTCTTCCTGCTCGGGCGTGAACGGTGTCTTGGGGCCAAAGGCTTTGGGATTGTAAGATACATGAGATGTCATGTCTGTCTCCAAGATGCAGCAGGATTGCTGCGGAGGGGACACTAGCACTGCCGATGTCCCCTCCGCAAGAATGCGGCCCATAATTCTGCCTCTGCATGTTTGCCGCACTGCTTGAATGCTATTGCTTTGGCGAGTGCGCGATTGATCTCGGACCTATTCATTTTATTCCCCTTCTATTTGGCCTATGTCTATTAGCGCATGGACGTTTGCGATCTCCCCTACGCCCTTAGGCTACGGGGAACGCCAAAAGCGTCCTACGCTTAGCATAGGAACGGACGAAAGTAAAGAGCAAAGCGATCACGAAAGCGTGAGGTAATAATGTTGCGTGCTGCCCTCGCCCCTCCTCTCGATTTGGGGCCAAATCACGAAATGTTACAGTATATTTCAATGTTGACACTGTAAACACATGCAGCTTGTGTTGAAATAATATATTCCACCACATCTAGTGTTGAAATAATCTATCAACAGTGATCGTTGTGTACAACCGAGTAATACTCACTTCGAGCATAAGGGGGTGGGGTGGCGGGTGGAGCCGCCGTCGCGGTCGCTGGCGATATGTTCGGCCCGAGAAACTTTTTCGCGCAGCCTCAAAAAGCGAGGTCGTTAACCATGAAAGCGCGGGTTGACTTCAGAGAGCCTACAGTGTATTCCATACTGGCAAGCATGTGGAGCGACAGAAAATGGCAGTGCGCAGGGGAAACCCCGAGAATTTGCCCGCAATCTTCGTGGACGCCACAACTTTAGGGCCAGCAATGCTGGAACTCACTGAAAAGCAACAGAAATTCGTTGTTGCGCTTCTGGAGACAGGGGGCGACAACGAGAGCCGAGCCGCGATGATGGCAGGATATGGGACCGGCTACGAGACACGATCTTACGAACTCGCCCGCAACCCGAAGGTGTTGGCCGCGATCCGTGAGGAAGCAGACAAGCGTTTGCGGTCGGGCGCACTGCTGGCGTCGAGCAAGCTGATCGAGATCGCGAAGAAGGACACGCACAAGGATCAGCTAAAGGCAATTATAGAACTCTTGAACCGCGGCGGCCTCATCGTGCAGACGCAGCACAAGGTTATTGTAGAAGACAACCGCAACGACAACGAGATCATTGCGCGTGTCGCGGCATTCGCGCGAGAGCTTGATATTGATCCTGTGAAACTTCTCTCGAAGGTCGGCGTCGATTACGTTGACGGCCAATTCACTGAAGTGACGCAGAACGTGTTATCCGCCCCGATTGAGATTGATCCGTTCGCCGATATGATGACGCCGGCCGCGACACAGGAGGATGACGATGACGACGCTTGATCCGCGGCAACAGAAAATGTTGCGGCAGATGGAGCACGATCTTTCCGTGCTTACAGAGAAGAAGCTGTTCAACGCAATGAAACTATACAAGCCATATCCGAAGCAAGAGGAGTTTCATCGTGCCGGAATACAATTCACGGAGCGGTTGCTTCGCGCGGCCAATCAGGTTGGTAAGACCTACTGCGGCGCAATGGAGATTACCTATCACTTGACCGGATTGTATCCGGTGTGGTGGAAGGGCCGACGCTGGAACCGCGCAACAAAATGGTGGGCCTCCTCGAAGACCGGCCTGGTGACGCGCGACAACGTGCAAAAATATCTGGTAGGCGAACCGGGCGTCGTCGCCAAGGTCGGCACCGGGGCAATTCCGAAACGCTGCATCCTAGATATATCGAATGCGCGCGGCGTCGATGCGCTGATCGACACGGTTCAGGTGCAGCACTTCAGCCCCGAGGGTGTCAAGGATGGCATCAGCATCGTGCGCTTCAAGTCATATGACCAGGGCCGCGAGAAGTGGCAGGGCGAAACTCTCGACGGAGTTTGGTTTGACGAGGAGCCTGAAGAGGACATTTACGGCGAAGGCACTACGCGCGTATCCGCGACAGGCGGCATGGTGTACCTGACATTCACCCCGCTCAAGGGCGTCTCGAACGTCGTCAAGCGGTACATGGAGAACAAAGACGGCGGCACACACACGACACTGATGACGATGGACGACGCCGCGCACTTCACGCCCGACAAGAAGGCGGCGGCCCTCGCACGCATGTTGCCTCACGAGCGCGAGGCCCGCAGCAAGGGCGTCCCTATCATGGGCGAAGGCCGCATCTTTCTGTGTACGGAGGAAAGCATAACCTGTCAGGGGATTGCTCCGCTGCCGCGGCACTGGCGCTACATTTGGGGAATAGACTTTGGCGGCGTCTCCGACAAGTCGCATCCGTTCGCGGCCACGTTATTGGGCATCGATGTGGACGCGGACATAATTCATGTCGTAGCGTGTGTGCGGATGAAGCCAGAGTTCGGCGTTACGTTCCGCCCACTGGAGCACGTTCAGCCCATGCTCGTGTTAGGCCGTATACCCGTAGCATGGCCCCAGGACGGTACAGCGCACGAGAGTTCGGGCGAAACTCTGGCGGCCGCCTACAAGAAGCACGGGCTCATGATGCTGGACGAACACGCCACTTTCAAGGATGGCGGCCTCTCGACGGAGGCCGGAGTTTCAGAGATGGACGAGCGCATGGTGCAGGGGCGCTGGAAGGTGTTCTCCCATCTGTCTCAGTGGTTTGAGGAGTACCGGAGCTACCACCGCGAGGATGGCAAAATCGTCAAGGTAGACGATGACTTGCTTTCGGCCAGCCGTGTGGGTATGATGATGCGACGCTTTGCCCGGCTTCTGCCCGAGTACGATCCTCGGGTGAAGACGCCTCGGGTGCAAATGGCTTCGGACGTAGACTTCGATGTGCTAGGGTGAATAATATGGCTGCGGGATTTCTCAGCAACATGCTTGAACTGGTGAAAGGCAAAGTTGCCAAGAAACGCGCCGACGCGCTAGCAGCGTCCGGTGCCGATCCGTCGAAGCCTGTGCCGGTCGAGCAGCAGCCTTTGCCGGAACTCATGACCGCGGCCACTACGCTGGCGCCTCCTGTCGATCCCATGAAGAAGCGCCGCAATGGCAGCATGGCTGCGCTTACGTTGCAAGGCCGTCAACCGCTTTCGGGAGGGTTACTCTAATGGCAATGCTTGATGCAATCAGTGCCCTAATGAAGGGCAAACTCTCGGCCTCCGACAAAAAGAAATTGGACGACCGCGCTAAGAAGCAAAGCGCAGAGGCCGCCGCGAAAGCGAAGCCAGGCGACTTGGAGAAGAACGTGACTGGCGCGGCGTCGCCATTCTCGTATCTCCTGAACATGGCGAAGAAAAAGAAAGCTCCGTAACATGGTGCAGACCTACGACGAGATGATCGGCTATGAGATTTGCCGCGACGGTGAACAGATGATCACCGAGCGCAGCACGTACTCGAACCATTGCGAGGAAGTGGCTCGCTTCGTGATCCCGACGTACAAGAATACTTTCTTCCCCGGCAGCTACAATGTGATGGGCCAAAAGAACACGCAAGAGCAGATCGACAGCACGGCTGCGCTTGCGCTCACTCGCTTCGCTGCGATCCTTGATAGCTTGCTAACGCCGCGCAATGCGCAGTGGCACACACTCGAAGCGTCGAACCCCGATCTCCAGAAGATCAGGGCGGTGCGCCTTTGGTTTGAAGACACCACGCGCCGGCTGTTCAAGCTGCGCTATGCTCCGACCGCGAACTTCTCCTCACAGAACCAGAACGTGTTTCAGTCGCTCGGTGCCTTCGGCAATGGGCCGATGTTCATCGACCGGCTCTCGGGAACCAAGGGCTTCCGCTACAAAGCGATCCCGATGGGTGAAATCTACTTCAAGGAAAACCACCAGGGCATCATCGACACAGCGTTGCGCTACTTCCGCATGACGGCGAAGCAAGCGGTCGATCAGTTCGGCCCCGCGAAGTTGCCCGAGGCGATCATCAAGAAGAATATCCCCGGCAGCGACCAGACGATGTTCTGGTTCTATCACATGATCCGGCCGCGCGGCTTCGACTATGATCCGCGCCGGCTTGACGCGAAGGGCAAAAAGTTCGCCAGCTTCTATGTGGCCGTCGAAGGTAAGAAGCTCGTCAGCGAGGGCGGCTACAATACATTCCCGATGCCGACCTCTCGGTACATGGAGGCACCCGGCGAAGTCTACGCGCGCGGTCCCGCTATGCTGGTGCTGCCGGCGATCAAGACCCTTCAGGTGGAAAAAAAGATTGTGTTGACGCAGGGCCACCGCACGGTGTCCCCGGTGTTGCTCTCGCACGATGATGGTATCACAGGCTTCTCGATGAAGCCGGGTGCCCTGAACCCTGGCGGCGTCAACAAGGATGGGCGCGCTCTGGTGCAGCCTCTCCCGGTCGGCAACGTCATGGTTGGAAAAGACATGATGGATGACGAGCGCGCCGTGATCAACGATGCGTTCCTCGTGAACCTGTTCCAAGTCCTGCTCAACGATCCGAAGGTGATGACGGCGACGCAAGTGATCGAGATGGCTAACCAGAAGGGCATCCTCCTGGCACCGACGATTGGCAAGCAGCAGTCCGACTACCTTGGCCCTTTGATCGAGCGCGAGCTTTCGCTGGGTCTCGACATGGGACTGTTTGAGCCGATGCCTCCCGAGCTTCTAGAAGCGCAGGGCGAATACGAAGTCATCTACACGTCACCCATGTCGCGCCTCGCGCGCGCCGAGGAGAACAGTGGCTTCATTCGCAGCGTAGAGAGCACGCTGGCAATCGTCAACGTGACGCAGGATGTGAGCTTGCTCGACAATTACGATTTTGAAACGGCGATCCCCGAAATGTCCGCGAACAACGGGACGCCCGAGCGTTGGATGGCGAGCGCGGCGAAGATCGCCGAGAAGCAACAGAAGCGCGCGGCCGAGGCACAACAGCAAGCCGATATTCAGGCAGGCCCAGCGGCAGCCGCGATGATCAAGGCCCAGCAGGGCGGTAAGAAGTAAGTCTGGAGGTTGCCATGAAAATTCGTGAGAATGCTGTTGCTGCGTTTAATTTCCTCGCCCGCAGGGCTAGCGCGTACAAGGATATCTTCGCGACGCCGAAGCGAGCATGGAAGTGGCAGAAGCGAAAAGCCTACCGAGACGTGTTCGCAGGCCCCGTGGGTGCCATTGTGTTGCAGGACATTGCGAAGTTCTGTCGTGCAACAGAGACGTGCTACGATCCCGACCCCCGCATTCATGCCGCATTGGAAGGCCGGCGCGAACTCTGGATACGCATCCAGAACCACTTGCAGCTTTCCCCCGAGGAGCTATGGAAGCTCTATAACCCTTCAACTCCACTTACAGGAGAATGATATGAACACGATTGAAACACCGGCACCCGCCATTGTACCAGCACCCGCAGCGACTTGGTACGATGGTGTTGATACAGAGACGGTCGGTTACATCCAAAACCGCGGCCTCGATAAGGGCGACGCGAAAGCGGCGTTCCTCAACAGCGCCAAAGCACATCGCGAAGCAGAGAAGCTGCTTGGCGCAGGAGTTCAGAACCTCGTGCGCGTTCCGAAAGACGACAACGATGTGGAGACGCGCAACGCGTTGTTCAATCGTATCGGCCGTCCCGCGGATGCAAAC